CATTTGACCTCTGTCAATAGCCGCATCAATATCATCGTGTGATATGTACCCGGTAGTTTCCTTGTTAAGTATGAATACTATGTAATCATGAATCTCCTTTATTGTCATCTTGCTCTACATTTGCAGGAGCAGGTTCAATAATATCACCTGATTGAATGTCAATAGTAACATCACCATAAGACTCTTTTAATTCTTCTTGGAGTTTTCTTTGCTCTTCAATCGCTTCATTCCAAAGGTTTAGTAATTCTTCCTTCCTTAGATCATACGATTGTTTCGCTATTACCATATCAGCCAACTTGGCTTTTATTTCAAACTGCTTCTGATTGTTCTTTTGAACTTTTTCTAGTTCCGCTTTTTTTAACTTTGCCATAATAAATATTTGTTTTGAATTTTGTTTATACAAATAAAGTGAAATAATATAAAGGACCTGTATTTTTTTACTGTCCAGTTTTTATATGAATATAAAGGTTTTTTCGTGTCCTAATTTTACAGACATATCAAAGTTGATATCGTAACCTGCGGCTTTTATCTTTCTAAAAAACACAACGTCTTCTCCGTAATTTTTATCTGCTTGATCGTCAAACCATAAAGGAGGTGTAAGTTTGTCAAATACTTCTTTCTTAATAAGCGTAAATCCTAAACCTCCAAAGTCTCCTTGGATCATTTGATCTTCATGTTTTTTAACATATTCATCGTTTATCCAGTCACCTCCTTCAGATTGTTCTCCTCCTACCCATGCTGACCAAGCGTCATCTGGCTTTATTCTATATATACCTGATACAACAGGTACGTCTCTAGATAATAAGTTTTGTAAATTTTGTGGAGTAAAAACCATATCTGAATCTATACATAGCATGTAATCAAAGTCAAAATCACCACAAAAGGGCTGTGCTGAATTGTGAGAAGTACCCATGACTTTATCTCTAGAAGTTTGTATAAGAGAACTATAATCTATGTTAGATGTAAAAACATATCCATTGTTTACAATCCACATTATTAAATTTGTCCAAGAATTTAAAAAATTATTAGAAAAACTATTTCCTGGTGAGGCTATAAAAATTCTAGGTTTTTTAACTTTATCGCATTCTACGCAAGGTTCGTCTGTTGTTTTTGTCATTTTGTTGTTTTTGTTGTTAAACTTCTATACCATTAAATATGTTTTCAATATTATATGTGTAGGTAGTAGAATCATAAAAAGAAAGTATCATATTGTTATTTCCTGGGTATCCATTAGATGACCAGTTTGAACTTTGAGGATATGCACCTGCTCTCCATCCTGTTTGTCCAAATAAAACTTTACTTCCACTTGAACTATTTGTTTGATATATATTATTACCAACAAACCAAGAAGATCCCGCACATTGATGAATGTATGCTGTAGACCAGGAAGATGAATTAAATCTTTGGCTTATACCCGTATTTCTAGCGTTATATTTTCCTTGTGATCCTGTATATGTAAACGCTGTTGATCCTCCACTACCTAATATTAAGACCGCCTGCATAGTCCCACTTGAAGCACATTGCCCACCCACATAAAATTGATCAAAAGACGCATATCTTGTTTGTGAAGCAGGATTTACTGATTCAAATATAAAAAGTAATTCTGTAGTAGAATTTAAAGTTCCTGTGAAAGTATTATAACCAGATGTATGTGTGTGAACTAAAGTTTGATTAGCAGTTGAATATCCAGAGTTTGAAGATATTCCCGCTCCTTTATATACTTTAAAAGAACATTGAGTGCTATCGTTTCTATATATCCTTAAGTTATAAGAAACAGTTTGTCCTGTATTATTTTGATATCTTGCAAACCTAGTTACAGGAGTGTTTTGACCTCCTCCCGGATTTACTCCTCCGGTCGCCCCCGCTAATGCAGTAGAACTTGTACACCCTGACTGTGTGCCTGGTTGACTAAAATTATGATCAACAATTAATAGACATTTAGCGTTTCCTCCTCCTGTTGGTGGCGAGGCATCATGATCATAACCATACCATTCACTCATTTGATGAGGAGTGCTTCCATCAGGTTTACTTGTAGAGTATTGATTAGTACCATCATAATTACCTGCACCAGTAGTAGCGTCAGACAAAGAAACATTAGGAAAATTATATTGCTGCCATGTTCCTATTGGAACACCGTTGCTATAATTATCGTGTGTTTTCTCTTTTGCTAATCCCCATAAAGAAATTGTTCCGCTACTAGGTACTGCCATAATTTATTCGTTTGTATCTGGATCTGCGGGTGCCCCATTTTCATCTTCACCTGGAGGTAATTCTTCCCATGGTAATTTTTCTGGTTTTGTATATTTATTAATTTCTCTTTCTGTAATTTGATTATCTAGCACCATATATATATGAGATTCTTCCTCTTCACTATGTCTAACCCAATTTTGAGCAGTTTCATAAGTAACATTACTATACTCCAAAAATGCTTCTGGATCTGGGTTTCCCATATTTTTAGTTCCAGGCCAGTTTACAATGGTTCCATCTTCTGAAGTTGCTTCATAACGATAATCTACTCTAGTTACAACGTCAATTAACTCAGATGTTTCCTCATCTGAGGATGTGTTTAAAACAGGTTGTATATACAATTGATCAATTAATAATAAATAAGTGTTTGCCATAATTTTTAATTTTTACAGGCTTTCTCCTTATAAGCAGCCATTTGTGATTTAAGTTCATCTATTTGTTTTTGTTGTTCTTGCATAGCACCAATTAATGTTGAAACTAAATGTTCGTAATCTACCTGCTTGTATTCAACACCATCTTCTATTTCATCATCATGCCTAGACTGTATTCTAACCACCTCTGGTACAACCTCTTCAACCTCTTGTGCGATAAGACCAATTTCTTTAACTCCTTCTCTTGGCCCTTCTTTCCATGTATATTCTACAGGATTTAAAGATAAGATTTTTTCTAAATTATTCTCAGTTGTTTTAATATTGGATTTTAATCTTCTGTCAGAAAAACTATAGTATGCAACAACATCATTAGCCATTCTAAGAAGACCTGCTGAAGATACTGTACCGCAATAACCACTGTTACCTGTTCCGAAAAATATGTTTGTACTAGCACCCTCATAGAAATTTAAATATAAACCATGGCCATCTTCTGAATCAATATGTAAATTACCATTTGTAGTTTGTAATGTTGATACCTTATTAACAGTTGACCCATGTAAATATAATATTCGACTTGCACCATCTGAAGCAGCCCCAACATTAACAGACCCTAAAAAGGTACTGTTCCCATTTATGTAAAGTGAATTAAATGTTTTTGCTCCAGTTATAGTTTGTGTACCAGTTAAACTTACAAAATCAGATGCATTTTTACCATCAACAGTAGCGGCATCTACACTTGTAAGACCTGAACCATCACCTCTAAAAACCCCATTAATTTCTAAATCACCTGAATCCCCACCTGTCCCTGCCATATAATTACCATATGGGAGTTCTTTTTCTAATGAGTTTCCAGTAAATGAATGTGTGTTTGTAAAAACTACTGATTCATCTCCATATGCGAATACCTCATAATACAAAGTTGTAGAAGTTGAGCCATTGTGTTTTACTTCAACAGCAAAATCTTCATTGTTATTACTTACGACTTTAACAGTTAATTTAGTGTAGTTCCCAGATAATGCTTTAATCTGTATGTCTTGATGGTGACCAACTACTATATCTATTAAGTTTTGTACAACAACGCTATTTGATGTTCCTTGAACAGAAAATCTTATACTAGATGATAGATTACCACCATTAACTGTAAAGGCTGTTGTAAAGGAAGAATTATTACATCCTGATGAACCTGTATATCTATCTAAATAACTACCATCGTGATTGTGTGATGCAGCCGCAGCACCTATTTCAGCAGGTGTTGGCTTATGACCTTCATGATATACTTCATTTGAACCAACTTGTAGTTTAGCACCTGTACCAGTAAGCCTTAAAATATTATCAGATGCGTCATCTACTACAGCAAGACGAATATTCCCAGAGGATCCATTTGTCCATAAAATACCTTCTCCAGGATCTGCAATACTTATTTCATTAACACCTGTAATATTAAAATTACTACCGCTTATTCCGTTGGTTAATGTTAGACCGTTGATACCCCCTGACGTTGTTATAGCCCCACTAAAAGTCCCTCCATTTGCTTTAGATACAAAGTCTGTAGGAGTCGAAGCAAACGCACCTGAGCCAAGGTTTCTCAGAACAACAACACCATTACCATCTAACATAAGAGATGATGTTTCACTATTATCTACTCCTATTTGACTTATTACTATGTTTTTAGGGTCTTGTGCAGTATTTCCAATAAGTAAATCACCATTAACAGTTAAATCGGCATCTACTGTGGTTGCTCCATTTAAATAACTTGTTCCATTATTATAAAAATCAAAATTTGTATTTGTAGAACCAATATATATTCCTGGGGCTTCCACGTCACCACTAAAAGTCCCTCCATTTGCTTTAGACACAAAGTCTGTAGGCATTGTAGGTATTGAAGGAGTGTTTGTAAAATTATTATAATCTAAATAATGTGAGCCTATTTGACCATCTAACTTAGTTGCGTCAACCCATCTTTGTCTTGATGTTAAAGATTTGTCATCACTACCTGCTGTTGGAGTTGTTGATGAACCAACTGTGGTTGGGTACGTTATATCTGTGCTACCTGCATGGGTTTTCCACCATTCAGCATGAACTGTAAAAGTATCTTTCCAATCACCGCTTATTTGAACGTAAAGATCATAAGTATTGGTTAAGCCTGAACTAGCAGATCTTATTGATTTTACCGCTTTAAATGTATCAGGAAATTGATCTCCTGCAAACCACCTTAATTGATGGTTTTCTTGTGTAGAATTACCATTTTCATATAATACGGTTATTTTTTCTTGACCTACAGCGTTGTCATCATAAGAACCTATAGTAAATTCTATTTTTATTTTTTCATAAGCAACAGTAATATCTACATTTGCTAAGTGTACCCATTTATCTCCAGTAGCATTACCTGCACCTCCAACAGTTCTTACAAATCTATCATCACCCCAGTGATCTGATTTAAAATGCCTGTTAAGTTTATTTAAAATTTGAGCATCCCCACTTGTGGCATTCCAGTCTGCATTAACATTCTTTTCTGCATCTATAGGTGCGTAAGAAGTTGGAACTGTAGGTATAGTAGGGGTATTTGTAAAGTTATTATAATCTAAATAATGGGAGGCTACTTGACCGCCTAGTTTTGTAGCGTTTTGTGCTTGTGGTAAATTACCTGTTTGTGTTTCATCAACTCCTGTTAATGCAGTTGTTGAAATACTTATATCCCAACCATCTATATAATGTTCAACATTTCCTCTATAAGAACATTGAAAGTCTCTAACAACAATACTTGGGTGTGCCCATACGCTGTTTGTTTCACCAATTGCAACGTAAAAATTAGTACCATCATTACCGTACCTTACTTTAAAATCTTTTGTTGTAAGTTTAGTATTTATTATGGCAGTACAGTTATACCAGTAATTTGCAGTAGTTCCTGTTGTTCTATATATGTACCCTCCTACAAAAACAGAAATCATTTCATTAGTAGTATAATCATATATATCTACATAAAACGACATCATATCATCTGGTTGACTACCATGATCTGTTGGTAATTTTATTAATATGTGTCCATCATGAGATGAATCATCGCTTCTAAATTGAGCACCTTTTGGATGAGGTATAAAGCCCATGTATATATCACCTGTATAAAATAATCCACCTGCCGCCTCTATAGGCATATTAAATTTAGATTTATCGCTTCCTGCAAAATCTAGTGTTGTATAATTGTAGCCTATATTGTGAGTTAGGTGCTTTATAATAGCATACTTAGATACAGCGTTTCCATCAGATTGTTTAGACCTAGTGTGAAACTGTAATTTAGCAGACTCCTTTGTAGTATCATTAACCGTAGGAGTTTCTGTCATCATGTAAACAGACTGAGAATTTGCTCCTTCAAAGAAACTTACAGATCCTGTTTCGTCTGGTCTAATGTACATTGTTTGACCTGCTGTATGCTTTATTCGCATAGACCCAGTACCAGTACCTCTTATATAAGGATTACTACCTTCTAGAAATAAATTCGCTCCGGTGTAAATATTACTAGCAACCTTTAAGTTGTTTGTTAAATCCCAAACATCATCACCATCGTCAAATATTAAACTTGCTTGTGTAACACCATCACCTCTATAAACAGATATACCAGAGGTTGTTGCTGTTGCAGTATCTGGTGATCCTTGTGTTGTGTTAAGTTGTATTATGTTATCTTCTACTTCAACAGTCTGGGTATTTAATGTAGTTGTTGTGCCACTAACAATTAGGTCACCTGCAACTGTTAGGCTTTTGTCAGAACCTATAGTAAGTGCGTTTTCAAGAGACGTACCAGTGTTTACAAAGAATTTGTATTTTGATTTTCTATTCGTACTAGTGTAGTTTCCTACGGCTTCAACAGTAATTCTTCCAATATTTGTTTCTCCTATTACATCAACAGTATCTTGTGCTACAAAATCAATTCTACCTATATCTTCACCATTAAGTATTGCACCTCCTGTGTTTTTTCTTTTTAAATCTAATACCCCAGGTGTGTTTTCATCACTGATTACAATCTGAGTGTTTGTTTGAAAAGAATTAGGTAAAAAAGTTGCTGTATGAACACCGTCAATTTTCATTTGCAACCTACTAGATCCAGAAGTGTTAGTGTTATCAACCTCGAAATACCCATAATTATTAGCGGCTCTTATTCTTACTTCTAAATCAGGATCAGTTGTATCTTTTAATTTAAATGTAGGAGTGCTAGCATGTTCAATAGTTAGATTTCCACCAAATGTTCCTCCATTTGCTTTTGATACAAAATCTGTTTGGTTTACTACTGTATCAGGAGCAGCACCTATTTCTGAGGGAGTAGGTTTGTGACCTTCGTGGTATATTTCATTTTCTAAATGATGAATTGCAAGATGATCTTCATTAAACGTTGATACATTGGTTACAGTTGGTGAATCATAAAAAACAGTTACAGCACCTCCAGATGTTGGATTACTGTTCTGTGTTCCATGACCATATGTTTTTATATTTATTTTCCATTGACTATAATGTGCTGCTTCAGCGTAAAGATCTACATAGAAAGTGTCTTGACCTGAATGATCCCAACCTGCATCTACAGGAGTACCTAAAACAAATCTAAATCTTCCAACCATTGGACCTGACGCTTCTTTTAGATACAAGTCCATCATGTTGGCTTGACTGCCACTACCACCGTAGTCTCCCATTAACTTATATCTAAGGTGACCTGATTCGTAACTTTCAGCAGTAACATTAAATTCTATGTTTTGCCAGTTTCCATCCCAATGTGCAGGGCATCCATAAAGTCTACCTATGTGGTATCTTTTTGCTTGAGTACTGGCTGCATTAATATTGTTGAAAGTATGAAACGCTTCTGCATGATCAATACGTTCTAAAGTGTAACCATCTAACTTACTAGAATTTGCTGCTAACGTGGCTGTACCTGCATTACCTGATATATTTGTCTGATCACCAGTATTTGTACCTGACGATGAACCTGTGAAGTTATTAGCCGATATATTACCATCTGCTGTTATTGTACCAGAAGAATGTATATTACCGTTATCTAATGCTATAGTCGCTTTAGTGTTACCAGAAGATTTAAACTGTATTACATCAGGTGAACTTTCATCATAAAATATACCCCAATTAGTATAATCGTTACTAACACACCATATGGTTGCATCTGGAGCACCAGTTGCCCCACCCATTAATTTACCTATAAAAGAAGGAGCAGTTACATCATTTGTAATTGAGACATCCCCATCAGCATAAGTTAAAGTGTCGTTACTTCTTTGCCAGTGAAAATCAGAACCAAATGAATGACCATCCATATCTTGGTCTCCAGAGTCAAATGTCTCTACCCAGTACCTAATATTGTAAGTATCACTATGGTTATGATAAGCATACATATAGTTTCCACCACTATCGGATGTAAGTCCTAATAAAGCATGGTTACTGCTAGTTCCCGCTAGGGTTACATGTCTTACTTTCCATTCCGCATCTGTGTTGTTATAATAAACTATATAACTTGCACCAGAGTCTGTACCAGTTCCTGTTGTAACTAACCTAACTTTAAAAGCATATGCTAAAGAAGGTATATAGTGTGTTGAGTCTTTCCAGTCTATTTCTACACCATTAGAAATACCTGAACCTGACACAGAAACATCTCCTGAATGCCAAATAAATCTACTATTTCCAGATCCTACTGATAAAGTTTTATCGACCTGTAAGTTATCATTGACCTGTAAGTTATCAGCAATGGTTACATCTCCTCCATCATTTATAATAGAACCTCTAAATACTGCTGTGTTTTGTACATACATTGAAGTTCCTGAACCTGCTGCATAGAAATAATTATTTTGCACTACAACTTCACCTGAGTTTTGTACCCTAAGAGCAGTATTACCATCATTACCTCTATTGACAGAAAAAGCGTTATCAGAGTGAGGAGTAGAGGTATCACCATTAATCGTTACATTACTTGAAAAAGTACCACCATTTGCTTTTGATACATAATCAGTAACAGCAGCAGGTATTGTAGGCTTATTCTGTATAAAAGCGTCACTAGAATTATCTGATTCATTCCAGTTAGCCTGTACATTCTTTTCAGCGTCTGTAGGTGCGTGAGCAGCCTGTGAATGTGTATATGCTGCATCCCAATTAGAATCCTTCCTTGTTCCTGCTCCAGTTCCACTTGAAGGTTTACTATATATACCTTCATTGTACATCAACTTACCATCAGCAAGTATAGTCATACTAGTTTCAGTACCTCCTATAATAAAAGATTCTCCACTTCCATAAGAAGCACCGTTGCTATGTTGATATTTTATATGACCAATTTGATCGTAGTTATTACTAGTAGAGTGATCGCTAAATTTTATTTGAGCAACACCACCGTTTGTTGTGGTTTTAATAAATAATCCATCGTCGTGGGTTATTGCTACATTCCCTGCAAAAGTTGAGGTTCCTGTTCCTGTAACATCTATTGTACCATGTGTTAAGAGGTTACCTGCTCTATCCATGTACATCTTTTCAGCAGCACCATATCCAAAAGATAACTTACTGCCTTGCCCACCACCATAAGCGGCTACATTATAGTAATCACCGCCTATAAAATCTCCATCAGAACCATCTAGCCATATTACTGCTCCATCATTATATTCTGTCATAGTAATAGCAGAATCACCTACTTTAACTTCAAATGGTTTATTAACTTCCCATTGAGTTCCAGTGTGATCGTATAATATTGAAGCACCTGCTCCATCTACAACTATACCTGCTCCATCTGCTGCTGCACTGTCTGCTGCACCTTTTGCTACCGTTATTGTTAAATCGTCTACATCTAAATTTGTAACATTTGTAGAGTTTATATCACCTGTTATATTTAGGTCACCCTTTATATTTACATCTCCTTCAAACGTTGCGTTTTGTGATGTATCTAATTCTAAAGCCAGTGTGCTACCGTTTGTTCCAAGTTTAATACCCTTGCCAGATTGGCCATATATTAAAGCATAACCCGTGTCCCAAGTTAAATTACCATAATCAGCGGTAGCACCCCATTGAATTGTACCATTGTCTTGTAATACTATTCTATTACCTTGTTTTATATCACCTGCAAAAGTTGCACTTTGGTCTGGTTTTAAAGTTAGCGTTAAATCCTCGTCTGTTGTTCCGTCTGCGTTAGAAGTATAAAACCTCATTTCTTGGTTGTAACCACCAGTATTAGCGGTTCTTATACTACCTAGTAAATCACCACCGTTAGATGTTATTCCTCTTAGCAACACCGACTCTTGGTTTGTAGAGTTTGTACCAACAATATTTACTGTACCTGCAAAAGTTGCATTACCTGAATTATCAATATTAAAAGTTTCTGTTGTGCTTCCTGCACTATTATCATACCATTGAAATTGTAATTTATTACCACCTGATCCTCTTACTATATAAATGTCATTAGCATCGGTAAATGAGTTTGTGTCTGTAAACCCTAGTGTTGGTCTTGATGAATTTATATATATACTAGCATCTCCGCTGTTTGAGGTTGATGTAATGTTGTCCGCAGTTACATCACCTGAAAAAGTTGCTCCTGCCGAAGAAGTTATATCTCCTGACAGGTACAGTTGTCTAAAGGCTAATGTAGAACTAAAGCCTAAATCGGTACTGTTGTGTGTTTGAGGATATATATTTTTATTGACATCTACGTTGAATACATGTGTTCCATCCACATGAAACTTCATATTCTGACCTGTAGATTTTAAATTATCGACAATAGTAACATCACCTGCAAAAGTTGATCCAGTAGATGTCATTCTTAATGGTTCTACACCTGCGGCTAATTCAAAAAATATCTCACCACCTGATTCAATATTTTTCATAGCAAAATTACCTGCTTGAGAAACATGATCTGCACCGTAGGCAAGTATATATGCTTCATTTGTTCCATGTGCGGAAGTTTGCCACTGTTGAAGCGTGTAAGATGTTTGGCTACTACTACCTAATATTAAAGGATTGTCAGCAGCACCAGTATCACCCAAAGTTAATGTTCCAGTTCCAGAATCGGATATATCGCTTCTTAGGTATTTAGCCTGTGTAGATGAGGACGTTAAAAAATCTGTAGTATCAACAAATGCAGCAGATCCTAAAGTTCTTTTTTGAACCTCGTCTCCTGACATAACCAACGCTGTGGTTGAGGATGTATTTGTACTAAGTGATTTTAACTCTAGCGTTCCCGCTAAGTCAATTCCATGTAAGAATTCTATTGCCATTTTCTGCTATTTATTATGATGCAGCAGAAAGAACGTTTACGGTTATTGAATCCGCTGTCTGACCTGATGCGAAAATTATTTTTACATTATTACTATCTACTATCTCTACTTCACAATGAACCAATTTACTAGACTTATATGTTTGAACAATTACGTTTTGTGTCCCTAAACTGTGATTGAAAGTAAAGTTTGTGTCATTATCTGCAACAGGTCCTGTTCCGTTTGCTGCCTTATTTTTTACTGTGTCTAATGCAATAGATACATCCCCAAGATTTGTCATGGTTCCAGAACCAGTGACATCTCCGGTTAGTGTTATTGTTGGATCTTTTGTTAGAGCAAAATCTAATGTATTATCAGATGATTGATAAGTTACTGATAAACCTGTTTCTGTATTTCCAGTAACCATCGCACCAACTAAAGCCTTAACACCATCATCTGATCTTAATTGATTAGTTAAAGCAATAGTACCATCTGCATTAGGAAGGTTGATTGTTCTGTCCGCTGTTGGATCTACAATAGATAGTGTAGTTTCATGTGCGTCTTGTGATGCACCCTCAAAGACAAAAGCATTTTGAACATTAATCTCTGTTTGGTTTACTGTTACTGTTGACCCCTCTACATTAAGATTACCTTTAATTGTTACAGTATCAGTAGTAGCGTTACCTAAAGTAACATTACCATTAACCCCTAATGTTCCATCAATGATAGCATTACCATCAATTTGTATATCATTAAATTGTACATTCGCATTATCAGCAACATCTTGACCAATAGAAATTTCACCTGAATTAGAAAGAGTAACTCCAGTACCTGCACTCAAATAAGACTGTACGTCCGAATCTGTGTATTGCGTGATAGTGGTTGATATTGCTCCGTTGCTAATAGAAATACCTGTGCTTGCCGAGAAATGTGCTCTTACTTCTGATGCACTAGGTCCTGTATATGTAAATACACCTGTAGCATTGTCATAAGTAAAACTACCATCTCCACCTGCATCTGTTGCAGAAAGCATTCCCCTTACTTCAGAGGCAACAAGTTCATCCTGTAAATTCAACCATGCAGATCCATCATAAAACTGGAACTTACTTAATGTAGTGTTGAAAATTACATGACCTGCTGCTTTGGTCATTGCATCTCTTTGGGTCGTGGTTTTGTTGTCTAACTTAACATTTTGTATCTCATTGTCGCTGAGATTAATGTGATGTAAATATTCTATTGCCATAGTGCTTTAATTTAAATATACTTTACCTTTTGTGAGGGTTCTGAATGTGATTTTAATAACGTTCAAATTTACATATTCTACAGCACCATACACAATATTATCATATTCATCAACGAGTGTGACTGATGGTTTCTTATTTAAACTATGTGTTACGTCCCATTGTGTTGACGCAGATGCAAAAGTTTTCTCATATGTAGCGAAAGGATTATAAGTTGGAACATTTTGTAAAGATGTCCATGTAACACTAATTCCTGTAGAATAAATCTGAAGAGATTCCGATGTTAGTTCATTTCCTGTATGCTCTCTTGGAACATCATTTCTTAGAACCCCCATAATATCTCTTATAATGTCTGTGTTGT